AGTTTAGATGTAAAAACAATGGGCAGAACTACAAGCGTAAAGCCTAATTATACAAATAACTTTATTGCATTACAGGACTATTTTAATCCTGAAGGTTACATATTTTGCAGTTATAACAAATCAAATAAAGTACTTACAATTTGTGGCTGGGTAACAAAACAAGAATTTATTAACAAAAGAAAGTATTATCCTAAAGGAACAATACGAGAAAGGAGTAACGGAACAACATTTGAAACAAAGGCAGATTTATACGAAATTGATATTATTGATTTGAATGATGTTATTGATGAATTAGACCTTAAAAAACAATTGACTTTAATTATATGAACGGAGCAGAAAACGCACAACCTGTGAGAATGATATACCTAGACAATAAACAAGAAATAATATTTAAATCCATATCCTACGCTAAAAGAATAACAGGTGTAAATGAATACCAAATTAAACAATCATTAAACCCAGTCAACAAGAAAAGATTTAACCATAAAGACCGAATAGTTGTTTTTCGTACTATAAAACCCTAATTTTGCATTATGGCTTTACAAACTATCCCAAGATTAACCGCAAAGGCTCAACAAATATTTAACCGCTACATTAGGACTAGAGATAGTCAAGATGGATATTTTACTTGTATTAGTTGCGGTCAGGTAAAGGATTATATGGTTATGGATGCTGGACATTATGTTCCTGTTAAAGGGAGTTCAGCCCTTCGGTTTGATGAGTACAATGTAAACGGAGAATGTAAATCCTGCAATGGATTTGACCAATTTCATCTAATAGGATATCGCAGAAACCTTATTGATAAAATAGGCGAACGAATGGTATTACACCTAGAAAGTCAACACAGGCTCATAAAGAAATGGTCAAGGACTGAATTAAACGAACTAATAGAAAAGTATAAATAATGGCGAAACTTAACGCAGCTGGGAAGGTAAACTTTGGCACAAGAAAAAAAGGTAAGTATAAAAAAAGTAACGGACCAAAAGACAAACCTACAAAACCATATAATAGACAAGGATAATGAAAGATACATTTTGTAAAAGAGAATACAAGTGCAAATGTGGGATTACCACCGATTATGTATGGATATCACAATTGCCAAAACACGAAGTAAAATGTTGCCAATGTGCGAAGTCGTTAGGATTTAAAGACTTAAATAAAAAAGAAGTGCCACAAACACCATCCATTAGAACACCAACTAAAAACCGATAATGAAAATCAACGAAATCAAACCAAACCCAAACAATCCTAGAATTATAAAGGATAATAAGTTTAAACAACTGGTTAAGTCAATCCAAGATTTCCCCCAAATGCTTGAATTAAGACCAATTGTAATAGACGAAAACAATATTGTATTAGGTGGAAATATGCGTTTAAAAGCGTGTATTGAAGCTGGATTAACCGAAGTTCCAGTAAAACAAGCTAAAGACTTGACTGAAGAACAAAAGAAAGAATTTATGGTTAAGGATAATGTAGGATTTGGAGAATGGGATTGGGACTTATTGGCAAATGAATTTGATACTGAAGAAATTGGAGAATGGGGATTAGATATGCCATTTTATAGTTCAGAAAAGGAAATTGATTATGGAATATTAGATGAAGAAGACGTTTCTGATAAAATATCAGATATGAATTCAGGCGTAAGAAAGGCAGTACAAATTGAATTTGAATTAGAATATTATGAAGAAGCGTTTGAAATTATCAAATGGTGGCGTGAACGAGGCGGGAATGTAGGTATGATGCTTTTGGAACACCTTAAAAACGAAAAAAGCAAATTGTAATGTGTTCTATAATTGGCTTTAAAGGAACATATAATAAAGAAGTATTAAATAAAGTATTTAAATATAGCCGAATAAGAGGCTTACATAGTTTTGGATATTCTTATTATTCACCCGAATTAACAACAAAAAAGTTTTTGGATTATAATGAATTTGTAAAAGATATAGATAATATCAAGCCAAATTTATTTATTGCTCATTTTAGGTACTCTACAAGCGGAGATTTCAAAGATAATTGCAACAATCAACCCCTTACTCAAAATGATACTTCAATCGCATTTAATGGTGTTATAAGCCAAAAAACAAAACTAGAAATGGAAAACGAATATGAGATTGAATTATTTGGAGACAACGATGGGTATATTTTACTCAATAAATTTAATAACATTCAATTTATTCAATCAAATATAACTTTTGCTTTAGTTGGATTAAAAAACAATAAATTATTTGCCTTAAAGAATAGAAAAAGACCTTTGTGGTTATACGAAAATGATTGTATTTTACTTACAAGTACCGAAGATATTATGAAGCGAAGCGGAATAACTAATTCAAAGGAAATAAAAAATCTAATATATCACGAATGGTAAGTTACAGTGAATATCATAATGATAGTTTATCGGCAGGAGACATTGACCCAAGCGTCTCTGCTTTAAGATACATTAGTAATAGATTTGAGTTAAATTTAGAACAAAGATATTGGATAGCGTTTTTATATGGGACTTGTTATTGTGCGCCTACAACGTATTACATTTACAACGAATTTCCCGATTTTGAAATGGTTGACGTGGACAGGTTAAAAAAATGGTGGTATAATAAAAAAGATAATCTTATATTTCAAACTGACAGGCAAAGGATTAAATCAAACAATCAATTTGTAGAATCGTTTAAAAGCTACAAGTCGTTAGTAAAAAACAATCAACAACAATATTTTAAAACTAATAATTGGAAGGATATTTATAAAAAGATAGAAAATATAAAATATTTTGGCAGGTTTTCGTTGTTTAACTATTTAGACGTTTTAAACCTTATAACGGATGTTAATGTAAAACCTTCTTATTTAGATATGCGGGAAGCAGAATCTTGTAGAAATGGATTATGTTATGCAATAAATAGACAGGATTTAATAAAAGAAAAATTGGACAATAAATCACTTCAATTTCTTCATAATCAATTCTTGGATATATTAAAAACTCACAAAGGAAACATATTCCAAATTGAGACAACTCTTTGTGCTTATAAAAAATACAGGCTAGGTAAAAGATATGTTGGTTATTATATTGACCGAATGTATAAAGAAATTAAACAAATTGAACAAAATATAACCGAAGGAGTAGATTGGCAGCCTTTATGGGATTTTAGAAATGAAACGTTTAATAAAAAATATTTATATGAACACAATTAAAACTGTATTAATAACGGGAAATTGCGGTTCAGGTAAAACTTGGGTTGTTAAAGAATTGATAAAAGAATATAATATAAATACAAAAGCTAAATATGAAAAAATACATTTCTTAATTAAAGATAATATTGCAGTATTGGGAGTGTACAGTGGAGAAACATTTGAAGGCAGTGACAAATTAAGTATGGCAGTAGCACAAGATTTTGATAAATTCAGAGAAATACAAAAAAAACATAAATTTAATGTAATTTGCGAAGGTGACAGGTTTACAAACTCAAAATTTATACAAATATTTAATCCAATTATAGTAAGGATAACAAATAATGGAGAACAAGGCAGAATTAAAAGAGGCTCAAAACAAACCGAACAACACTTGAAAAGAATACAAACAAGAGTTTTAAATATAAATCCTCATTATAAAGAAGAAACAAGCCAACAATGTTTAGAATTAATAAAAAAACTAATATATGAAAAGAATTGATTTGATTAAACAACAGCACGAAATTAAAATTGGAGATGTTTGCGGAACAATTGAACCCAATGTAACAGAAGATTCTTTGTTTTACGATAATGGAGAATTAATTGGATTTTACATTAAGGATATGAACAATTATTCCGAAAGACTTACAAAGTTATCCGATGTAGCAAACAAAGAATTTAGAAGTAAAAACGTACCAAAAAGCGTAATGAACAGAAGCGATACTATGAAAGCATTTAAGGATGGATTAAGTTGGGCAGAGGCGGCAAAATTTGGAGTTTCTCAATATTCTACAATATTAGGCAGCACACCTCCAAGACACCATATGCGCAGACCATACGCAAGTACTTCAAGCGTTCATAATGTAAAATCAGCTGAAACTTTTGTTAAAGCAATGTTAATGCTTTGCGAAGAAAGCGAAAAACTTATAGCTTTAATTGCTCCAAATATATACGAAAGACAAAAACAAATTATTGAAACTAATATACCTAAAAAATGGAGATTTGGAAACTTATTTACAAGTTCTATATCAAATTACAATATAGCAGCATCTTTTCACAGAGACGCAGGAAATTTAGAAGGATGTGTAAATGTAATAATTGCAAAAAAACACAATGCGACAGGAGGTAATACAACTGTACCTGATTATAATGCAACAATGGACAGTTGTGATAATTCTATGTTAGTTTATCCAGCTTGGAGAAATGTACACGGAGTTACTCCAATTATACCATTAAAAGAAGGCGGTTATAGAAATTCATTGGTATTTTATCCATTAAAAGCATTTAAAGGACTAGATTAGTAACTTTGTGTTTAATAAGAAAATGATTAGAGAATATGGCTAACGAACAAAATTTGATACCTGCTCAAAAAGGTGAAGTCAGAAACCCAAACGGAAAACCGAAAGGAGTATTGAATAGCAAAACAAGATTATTGAGGTTGTTGGAATTAGTTACTAGAACTAAAAATCCAGTTACAGGCGAAATGGAGGATTTTACAATAGCAGAACAACTTGATATGAAAATTATAGCAAAAGCAATGAAAGGCGATATTCGTGCTTATCAGGAAATCCTTGACCGATTAGAAGGCAGAGCAAAACAAACAACGGATTTAAACGCAAACATTCAAGGTAGCGTTCAAATAACAATACAACAAGATGAACGATGTAAACCAATTGAAGATTAATGCAACACCCGTATTTTTTGCCAACAAAAAAGCATACGAGGGAATTTATCCTGTAATTTGTAACGAAGGTGGAACACGGTCAAGTAAAAGTTATTCTATTGTACAATTACTTATTGAACTTGCTTTTAACAATCCAAAGACAAGAATTTCAATAGTATCGCATTCCCTTCCACATATTAAACGAGGTGTTTATAGGGATTTTAAAATAATAATGGAATCTTGGGGATTGTGGAATGATAATTCATTTAGCTTTTCCGATTTCATATATACTTATCCTAATGGTTCTTACATTGAACTGTTTGGATTAGAAGATGAAAGTAAGGCAAGAGGACCAGCAAGGGATGTGCTATTTATCAACGAAGCCAACTTAATCAAGCGTACACTTTACGACCAATTACTAATGCGAACCACAGGCAAGGTGTTTCTTGATTGGAATCCTGCTGACTTTGTTAATTGGGTTTACGAGATAGCTGATAATCCTGAAAACAAACGCATCCATTCTACCTACCTTAACAACCTGCCAAACCTATCCGAATCACAAATAAAAAACATAGAGCAATATAAAAACCTACCTGATGATTTTATGTGGAAGGTTTACGGATTAGGAGAA